TGGGATAAATGATGACAGGCGACAGGTTCCAGAAGTCATGCGCTTTAGAGATGTAAATGAATGTGTTTTCTTTGCTAAAAAGCTGCACGCTCAAGGACAACAGATCACCGCTTATTGTTTGCCAGAAGCGGTAAGTAAGGACATGAGGGTTTTCTGATGGACCCTATTTCTTGTATGGCCACTGCCTCCGCCGCCTTTGGCGTCCTTAAAAAAGGCTTTGCTGTTGGTCGTGATATTGAGTCTATGGCCTCTGACCTATCAAGGTGGATGGGTGCGCTATCTGACTTGGATATGCTTGAAAAAGAAGCAAAAAATCCCCCTATATTTAAGAAATTATTTAATGGAAAGTCTGTAGAACAGGAAGCCATTGAAGCGTTTGCGGCTAAAGAAAAAGCGCAACAACAGAGATACGAATTACAGCAATGGATCTCTATGACTCTTGGTCGCAAGAAGTGGGACGACCTTGTGAAAATGGAGGGCTCAATCCGAAAGCAACGCCAAGAAACTCTTTATAAACAAAGACAAAGGCGACAAAAGTTTGTAGAGATTGTGGCTTGGATAATGATGGCGGTAGTAGCTGCTGCATTGCTTACTCTGTTCGTATTGTTCTTGAAAGGGCAAGCTGCAAGCGCAGTAGGAGAAATGGTTACTTGCCGCAAGGTTAAGTGCGAGAAGTTGGACAACAAGCAAACTGTCTGTGTGTTCAAAGGTGCAAACAATACGATTGAAACGCAGTTTTTCAAGTACATGGAGTTCATACCAAACGAGTATCAGTGCAAGTATGATCCTAAAGCCAAGAAAGAAATGACCATTCAAGAAACGTTGAAGGCTGTTAGGGAGAGTCAGAAATGACAGTAGAAGATATTGCAAGAAAGATGCTTGAGCTAAAGATACTGCCGCGTTTTTGCATACTTGTTATGACTGGTGTTTACATACGGTGCATTGAGTGGGCATTGTCTCAGCCTGATCTTACAACACAGCAAGCTAGTCTTATCAGCGTTGTTACTGGTGCAATGACAGGCAGTCTGGCAGTCTGGCTTAGTTCGGAGAAGCATTAATGTTACAGGCTTTACTAGGTCCAATATCTTCACTAGCGGGTACTTGGCTTGAGGGCAAGGTTGAAACAAAGAAAGCTGAAGCTGCATCGAAAGTCGCAAAGGCAAAGGCTGAAGCGACTATTATGGAGAAAAAGGCGACCGGCGAGATCGATTGGGATCTGACTATGGCTGACGCCAGCAAACATAGCTGGAAAGATGAGTGGCTTACAATTTTATTTTCTGTTCCATTGGTGCTAGCCTTTTGTGGTGAGTGGGGGCGTGAGATTGTAGCTCAAGGTTTTACTGCTTTGGATGCTATGCCTGATTACTACAGATATACATTAGGAATTATTGTGTCTGCTTCATTTGGAACTAGAGCAGCTACAAAATTCTTTGGAGGAAAGAAATGAATATAGCAAAGCTGCGTGCTGATCTTGAGCTTGACGAGGGTATTAGCCATGTTGTGTATGTAGATCATCTTGGTTTGAAAACATGTGGCATAGGTCATTTGTGCCTAGAAGGAGAACCTGAGTATGATATGGAAGTTGGCACAGCCATATCTGATGATCGTGTACAAATATTATTTGAGCGTGATCTTGATATGGTTCGCCTTGATTGCTTGAAACTGTATCCTAACTTTGATTCTTTACCTGAGGATGCCAAGCTGATTATTGCGAACATGATGTTTAATCTTGGTTTGCCTCGTCTTTCTGGTTTTAAGCTAATGAAGGCTGCTGTTGATGCTGGTGACTGGGAAGAGGCTGCGAACCAGATGGAATCCTCCAAGTGGTATCGTCAGGTTATTAATCGGGCAGAGCGTTTGTGTAATCGGATGCGGTTATTGGCTGTCCCAACGTAAAACGAGTGAGCATCGGGGGACACTCACTCGCCGTGGGTTAGCGGAGAACCAAAACCGCACCACGATTAGAATGGTATATCATCATCCATTTCTTGTGTAGATGTTTCTTGTGGCTCTGGCTTTGATTCGTCATCCTTTGGCTGCATCTCTGACACCTTGAGAGATAGATACTTGCGTCCATCTTTCTCACCGCGCCATCCAGCAATACGCCAATCTTGATGTATGCCATCAAGAGGGCCAGAGTAATCTGGCTTGTTGTCATCATCTGTCTTGTCTTTGTTTTCAAACAGCACACCTACTTTCTGGTACACCTCAAGACGCTTTTCTCCTGTCTTGGTTTGAGCCGTGATAATAGCAACGTGACCATCCTCACCCATGATGTTTAGCTTGCCCTGCAAGATAAAGTTCTGTTCGGGCCAAGGCTTGCCAGCTATGCCGGAGTTAGTGTTGTCATATTCAGTCATTGATCTGTCCCTTCTGTAACTTGTATTGGCGTTCTCTGCGATTGATGATGTATCCATCAGCCCTAGCTAACTTGATGTAGGTTATGACTGTTTGAACAGATAGATTTAGATACTCCCCAATCTCTTCTACAGTTCTGTATCTACCCTTGATTGTAGTTAGAAACTTTCGTGGATACTTATTCGATGTTTCAATCAGCTTCTTTGGTTCTAATGGTGGTGGGGAAGCCAGCATGACCAGCTTCTCCAGATTGTTGTTAATCCTTTTGAGTTCATCCTCAATGGTTTGTAGCTGTTTCACGTGGAACATTACCAATCCTTATCGTCTGATGAGTCAGTTGACTTGCCTTTTGTCACTTTGGGTGAAGGCATACTGGCAGAGTTGCCATCATCATCTTCTGACGGCAAACCAAAGACTGACTGCAAGCCATATCTTTTAGCGTAGGTAATACCACTGCCCATCTTTTGTGGATCAGTATTATCCTTGGTTAGAACAGGTGTTCTGCCCTCTACATATTCACCTGATTCATGCAACAGCATCGTTCTTACAAAGATAACATTGTCTTGGAAGTCAACAATCTGCGTGAATGTAAGGCCACACTTGCCAGCTTCTGCTCGTACAGTTTCAATGACCTCTTCAAGCGAGGCATACTTTGACTTGAAGAATGGATTGTTTGCAGCTTTCTTTGCTGCTGCTCCTGTGTTGTGGAACTGTATCAAGGCTTTGCATATATTTTTGTACTCAGACATTCTGGTTCTCCTTTACTGTGACACGAAGTGATCCGCGCTTATCGCGTTTGATGGTGAGAAGGTCACAGTATACTTCTCGCTCATCATCTCCGACCATAGCTTTAAGATCAGACTTGGCTGAATCAAATAGCTTGGCGTTCTGTTCTTGCTCAATGTAGTCATGGCATCTGCTGATAAACTCATTGTCAGATGACGCATCCCTGCGTGTCATACCATCTACTTTGATCTTGTCTATGGATACAGGTGGTATCTCATCATCAGCAAAAGGGCGGGTGTTGTCCCGAACCAACCCCCAAAATTCTTTGATGTGGACTTGCATCTTGTGAATGTAATCCCAATCAACTGACACATAGACAGATTCCCATCTACGATTGCCAAAGATTACAGATAGATAACAGCCCTTGGCTTGATGCAACCACATGTAAAACTGTATTTGTGGCATATACATTTGCAAACATTGCTGCATGTTGTTTGCATCGTATGTGTGCTTGCACTCGATAATCTCATCGGTAAAATTATTTTGAGATCCGCTGTTGTCCCAGACATATCCATCTACAGTTCCTTTGAGTTGCACACCTTCCCAATTTATTTCTGCACAATACTGTTGCTTTCTAACGCTGCAACCATGCTGGTCAGCAAACCAATTGATATTGAACTGCTCTGTAAATACTCCAAGCTGCACAGGCAGCACATTGGATAGATCATCAGGCTCTGTCTTGCCTGTCTTTTCTTCCCATAGTGATGTCCAATCACCGTTCATTATGCGGCGCATATCTGAGCCGCCTAGAAATCCTAGTCTGTTCATGTTGGTTCTCCTTTGTATTGATACTACTGCAACAGTGCAGTAAGTGCAACACGTTTCTTTAACAGCGCATCTAGTAACAGGTTCCTGTTACGCACACGCCACTCGATGTGCTTGTATATTTCTGCGTATGATGGCCAGAATGTTGACGACTCGACCACACGCTCAAGCGCATACTTCACAATATCTGCTGGATAATCTTGCAGCTTAATAGCTGTAGCTTTGATCCGCATTGCATGATCTTGGGAAGATTCGTTTGAAGGCTTCACTACAAGGGCTGCAACAGCAGTTAGCTGTTCCTCTAGCTGCTGTGCTGTAAAGGGCGTCAGTGCCTTCTGAGCAGCGATTATGGCCCTATTCAAACCTTCTATGTCCTTTGTTGTTATCTCATAGCCTTTGACAATGATCTCAACACTGCTTTCAAGGAACCTAGTTCTGCTTATCTGCCGTACTGGAAAGCCCAGATAAGATTCCAGCGAAGTGACTAACCTTTTGTCTGCCTCTGACGGATTGTTTATTGTGAGTAAACGATCCCGACCTTGATCCATCTGCTCTCCACTTAAAGGCGCGGCGACACCAGCCTCTGTAAGCGAGGTCAATGCTGACGAATCTGCTGCCTTTGCTGGCATGGTAACAACGGAACTGATCTGCTTCATAGTCATGGTCCTGATCCTCTTCTAGCTTTTCATTTATCGACTTGCACAACTCCTCACTTGGACACCAATCATCAGGCACCACTATCTTTTTG